TTCTTGAGTCCCGCTCCCATTCTCTTCTTTCCTCGCATGAGGCCGAGGTTGATATATTTAGATTCAACCCAGTGTCCACTTTTAGATTCAAAATCAAAGATTGTTGAATTAATGGTACAAAAGTTTTGAGAGAAATAAGTCTTTCCCACCGATGATTCCAATCCCGCCATAGAACAATGTCCTTCCCAAATGGGTCTAAGGATTCCAACTGTTCCGCGGAGTAGACAATCGTCTCCATTGATAAGGAGAGAAGCTAAGAGGCCATCGCCTTTCTTAGTAAGTTTAAACTTTTGTCCGTATTGGTTTGCATCTTCAAGAGACATCCTACACAAGGCAGCATTTGCGATACAAAGAATCGGAAATGAGACGATCGAGCCCATAAGTTGACCTTCTGTTTGGTCCTTATACTCGGTATGTGTCTCAAATTCTTTGACAAATGTGTGCTTAGTTAGTGCTTTAAGCATCATACCCTTCAGTCCATAAAGGAAATTCTGAGGGAATCGTTCTAATTCTTCAATGGGCATGTTCTCACCAATCTCGATCATTAGTTGATCCAAGATGGTCTCGGAAACCCAGGAATGTAGTCGATTTGTGCTACTAACATAATCTCCGGAGAGAGCTTCTTCTTTATTATGGATCATTTGAGATCCTAACACTCGATCAATATCAGAAGGAAGAACGTATCGTCCAATTAAGGAGAAAACGTCATGCTTCTTTAAAGTTGACCAAAGCCATTTTTGAACAGGCTTTAAGAATGTGTAAAGAAAAGGGGGTCCTTTGGATATAACTCTGACCTTTAAAGGCTCTGGGAGTCCAACTGGTGACACAAAAGGTCGTTCACAGATGGCTATATCATAGATTTTCCAATAGGATTCTTCCCACAAAGCTCGTAAGAGACTTGTGTCGGCTATAAGAGTTGGGAGAGGCTCTGGTTGTTCAATACCAGCCTCTCTTTCCATAAGGATTTTGAGATCTTCAGCTTGACCAAGACCACCATAATGAGGAGAGAACCTCTGAAACAATGAGCACGTTTCAATACCGAATCCAATTCCATCACCCTTTTTCCCAAAAGAGCAGTGTTCATAGAGACTGTTGAGGGATCCACATTCGCCTCGGCTATTTATATAATTGGCCGAAGTTGAGGGAAAGAACGGTTCTGTAAAGTCTTCATAAGAAAGTTTAACTTTCCTAAAAACCTCAGTAACGGTTCGTCTGAGTTCTCCCTTAATCCTATCAACTGAACAAACAATTTCAGCTTTTTGAGTAATGAAACCAAGATCGGTTTCCTTCAATTTACGAATAGGACGTGTCCACATAACCTTAATACCATGGTCTTCCTCTTTTTTAGGAACACCCGTAAGTTCATTAACG